AGAAGTGTTGATAAGTATTTAGAGATAGCCAGAGACGAGCTGAAGAAGGATTGGGATATGGAACGACCTCAGATGATTGCAGATCTTTTGGCTCAATGTAGCACCTTACAGATGGAAGCTAGAAGGTCTGGTCAATTTCATATTGCTCTCGGTGCAATCAATACTGCAGCAAAACTTGCACATTTAGTCTCATGAGTCTTTTAGAAACCGTCTCGCAAGGCCATGTTTTATTTGAAGAAGGCTTCAGTTATATTCCCTCTTCAAAAGATGTAATAAAAAAAATAAAAAGTCAATTGCTGCCTCATCAAGCATCTTTCTGTGATGATACAAGTCATCGCAAACTTGCTCTCGTTTGTGGCTTCGGTGCTGGTAAAACTTACGCTTTAGTTTCTAAAAGTATTATTCTTGCTTGCATGAACGTTGGACACATATCTGCCATATTTGAACCCACAAGCCCAATGCTTAGAGATATTTTGATGCGAACTATGAACGAGCTTCTTGAGGAGTGGGAAATACCTTATACTTTTAGAGCTTCGCCTTTGCCTGAATACCAACTTACTTTTGAAGAAGGAACTCATACGATCCTACTGAGAACCATTCTGACTTATCAAAGATTGAGAGGACAGAACCTTTGTGCGGTTGGATTTGATGAGGCCGATACCGTAAATAAAAGAGACGCAGAGCAAGCGATGAACATGGCTCTTGCAAGATTAAGGTCAGGCAATATTCAGCAATTTTATGCAACAACAACTCCCGAAGGTCACGCCTGGGCTTTTGAAACTTTTGAGAAGAACGCAAAGGAGGATACAAGATTAATAAAAGCAAAGACAAGTGACAATCCTTACTTGCCTGAGGGTTTTATTGATTCTCTTTTAGAAAATTATCCACCGCAACTAATACAAGCCTATCTCAATGGAAACTTTACAAATCTTACAACTGGGGCTGTATATTCAAGATTTGATCGAAACAAACATTTAATTAATAATATTCCTTTCGATATAAAGATGGAAACCCTTTTGATTGGGATCGATTTTAACGTTATGAATTGTAACGCTGTGGTTGCAGTAAAAGACGGAGAAAAATTAATCGTAATAGATGAAATAATAAAACAAAACGATACGGATGCACTGGCTCAAGAAATTAAAAGAAGGTATCCTACAAACAGAATATTAGTTTATCCAGATGCAAGTGGTGCTGCCAGATCAACGATCAACGCTTCCAAAACAGATATTGCAATTCTCGAAAGCTACGGTTTTTCAAGTATGGCGTTACGCAGCAACCCACCGATCAAAGATAGAGTTCAAACCTTACAAGCACTCTTGGAAAACAGCAAAGGATGGGTGCGTTTGGCGATTCATGCCAGTTGCAGACGCTTAATAGAATGTTTAGAATTGCAAAGTTACGATGAAAAAAGTGGAGATCCAGATAAGCAGAATGGATATGATCACCTCAACGATGCTTTAGGTTATCTTGTGTTTAGAGAATTTTCAATTATTCATGCAAGAGCAGGTCGAAGAACAGGAATTAGAATATATTAAGGTAAATGATATTATGAGGAAAAACCGTGTATAGCTCACTAAATATTTACAATCAGCCTGTAACTTTAGCTCCTACAACGGTTGCTTCTCCAAATGCCGCTTACCAAAGAATGGCAAATTTCTGGGGATTGATTGAAGATTTAAAGGAGGGAACTTATAAAATACGCAGCGAACATAGAAAATATTTACAACAAGAACCAAGAGAAACTGATGATGCCTATGACACAAGATTGGCAAGATCAACAGTTGTTCCATATTTACAGCGAATAGAAAAAATGCTATCGGGAATGTTGGTGAGAAAGCCTGTTCGTCTTGACGAGGTATCTGACCTTGTTCGGGAGCAACTTTTTGATGTTGACCTTGAAGGCAACGATCTTAATGTTTGGTTATATCAAACTGCAAGAACCGCAATTTCGTTTGGGCATGTTGGTGTGCTTGTTGATGCACCAAAAGAAGGGGAAAAAGCAAGACCTTATTGGGTTACTTATACACCGAGAGATATTCTTGGCTGGAGAACAGAAATTATTGAAGGCACAAGGCAACTAACTCAACTTAGATTGATGGAGCAAGTTGTTGAAGATGATGGCAAATATGGTGAAAAGTTGGTCAAACAAATTCGTGTTCTTGAGATGGGTCGATATGAAATACATCGAAAAGATAAGAAAGGCGAATATAAATTATTTGATCAAGGAGAGATGAGCATAAAAGATAAGATTCCCTTTGCTGTTGCTTATTCAAATCGAGTTGGATATTACGAATCACGCAGTCCTCTTTATGATATTGCTGAACTAAACCTTAAGCATTACCAAATACAAAGCGATCTTGATAATATTCTGCATATTAGTTCTGTTCCGTTGCTTGCTGTTTTTGGATATCCAAACGCTGATGAAATAACAACAGGTCCAAATGAAGCTTTATCATTGCCACCAGAATCAAGACTTGAATACGTATCTCCATCTGGCGACAGTTACGACAGCCAGTTCAAAAGGCTTGGAGACATAAAAGATCAAATTAATACTTTGTCTTTGGCAGCGGTACTTGGCCAAAAATTAGTCGGAGAATCTGCGGAGGCAAAGCGGATCGATAGGTCGCAAAACGACTCAACCATGATGGTTATTGCACAGCAAATGCAAGATTTAATTGATAACTGCCTTAAATTTCATAGCGAATATTTAAATGAACCAAACGCTGGCAGTTCTTTTGTTAATAGAGACTTTGTCACCGCAAGGCTTGAGCCAGCAGAGATTGACAGCCTCCTCAAAATATATGCAGCAAATGGCATCAGCCAAGAGAAACTTCTTGAGCAACTCGCAAGCGGAGAAATACTCGGAGATGATTTTGATATTGAAGAAGAATTAGAAAAAACTCAATCGGGTGGTTTAGTTGAAATGAATCAAGAAAGTGAAGCAGCGTAATAAATGGCAGTTCCAGAGGCTTTTTATAGAGAAGCGATAGATCTTAACAGATATAGTAATAAGGTCCAATTTCAAGTTGCCAGCCAATTCAATGAAGTCATTCTTGATGTTTTAAGAAAAATACGAGACCTTGAAGGAAACAGCCCAGCCACAACAGCGAGACTTAGATCAATTTTGGTTCAAATGGTCGAAAGTTTGAAGGGTTGGGAAAATGAAAGTGCAGCTTATATGATTGCTGAACTACAGGGTTTAGCTGAGTTTCAAGTTGGATTTGTGCAAGATCAATTACAGCGAGTTCTTCCAAAGGGCGAAGTTCAGGTTAATACAGTTGCTGTTTCTCCTGACTTTGCAAAATCGGTTGTTACAAGAGACCCAACAACTTTGACGGTACGCTTACGTGGAGAAGATGGAGTTTTTCGAGCAACACAATTTGCTTTGACAGCAAAAAGAGGATCGGATATTTCTTTACCAAATGGAAAAACAGTTCAGAAAGCTTTTAGAGGTATTGCTGAAGATTCAGGATCAAGATTGTCGAAGGCAATAAGGCTTGGAGTTTTGGAAGGGGAATCCTTGCCGCAAATAGTAAGAAGATTAAAAGGACCGAATCTTAGTTTTGCAAGTAAACCTCAAAATGCAATCGCCTTAAATTCAGCTTTAAAAAATTCAGAAGGTATGCTCTTATCTAATAAGCAAATTCAAACGGTAGTGAGGACAAGCGTAAATCAAGTGCAAAACGCAGCAAGTCAAGCAGTTTATGCAGCAAATAAAAATGTAACAGGCAAATATCAATATGTGGCAACTCTTGATGCAAGGACAAGTTCTATTTGTCAAAGGTTAGATGGACAAATATTTAATTATGAAAAAGGCCCAGTGCCTCCTCAACATTTCAATTGCAGATCAACGACCGTTCCTATTATCGAGGATTTTGATTTTCCTCCGTCTGCTTTAGAAACAAGACCTAGTGCGACTGGTCGTGTACCTCAAAACACAAATTATGCAAATTGGCTGAAAGATAACCCAAGTATCCAAGAGCAAGTTTTGGGTAAAAAGAAAAGATATTTTAATTTTTTAATGAGTTCAAAGAGAGGTAAAAAACAACTAAACGCAACAAATGCTTTAAAAAAAATTATTCGTGAGGATGGATCGGAGTTATCATTAAAAGAACTGGCCGATAAATATCCAAATGCCAATTAAAAAAGGAAAGTCTCAAAAAACAATAACAGGCAATATAAGAATGCTAATGAAAGAAGGCAAATCAAGATCACAGGCTGTTGCAATTGCTTTAGGTTCTGCTGGTAAATCCAAACCAGCCAAGAAACGCAAAAGGAGATAAGATATATTTAGTTGCATTTAAAATTATGCCTTCACATTACGGATCAATGAAACCAAAAGGAACCAAAAAGAAAAAGAAAGGAGGCAAGAAATAATGGGTTATACATTTAAGGTCCAAACTTATAATGAGTCAAAACCAAAGGCTGATAACTGTGAAGTGAAGCCAAAAGCCAAAAAATTAAAAAAGAAAGTTGACTAGACGCTTTAGAAAAGTTCCAAAGGATAAAAAAACTGGTGTTGCTAAGAAATATCTTAGTGGGGCCAAAAATAAAGCTGCAAAGGCTGCTGAAATCAAAAGAACCGCAGCAGCTTATAAACGAGGAGAGTATATTGATATAAAAGCTGTACAACAATCAAGGATTGCTCAAGATGGCAGAAAGACCAAAAAGAAAACCACTAAGCGAAAGCGTAAAAAAAACACTTAAAAAGAAAGCTGCCAACAGCCGTTTTTCTTATACGCAACTTGCTGCTGTTTACCGCAGGGGTCAGGGAGCTTATCTTGGTGGCGGGTCAAGAAACGTATCAATGGCAGCCTGGGCGATGGGGAGAGTTAATAGTTTTATAACAGGAAAAGGCGGTGCAAGAAAGGCTGATGCTGATTTGATGAGGAAAAAATAATGGCTCCTCGAAAAGTCAAAAATCCAAGAAAAAGTGCAAAGTATTATAGGTCTAATCCAAAGGCAAGAGCAGTCAAAAATGCCGCTCAAAGAAAAAGAAATAAAACACCCAAAGTAAAAAAACATGTTGCTGAATTACAAAAAGCAAGAAGAAAAGATGGAAATATTGGAAAAGGCGGAAAAGATTACAGCCATACAAAAAGCGGTAAGATAGTAAGAGAAGATCCAAGCACTAACCGAGCTCGCCAAGGTGCAAACGGTAAATCCACAAAGAAATGAAGAAAAAAGAACTCACAACTCGACAAAAAAATGCTTTAAAGCGTCATAAGTCAACTCATGGACACACAAAAGCACACATGGATG